TTAATATGTCCCTCAATATGTATTCCTGTTGCGTCTTTAGTCTGCATATCAATCTCTCTTTATCTTATATTTATCCGTATCAATTATGTGCTAGTTTAACTATCGAGCACCTGTTGTTTTTCTTGGATAGACTGCTCCAGATGTTGGGCGGAATCCGTAATTATGTTTAGGAAAAGTTACATTAGGTCGAAGTTTTGAATATAAAGAAGCTCCAATTGGCGGGCCTAAACCTGTTACACAGTCCCACCCTGTTGTTCCTGCATATCCTGTAGTAATTACATCATTATTAGATCCTACCGTAATGTCATAGAATGCACTAGGATTAGAGTAAAAAAGTGTGTTATAATCGACACTAGATCGTTGTACACCCGTTAATTGTTGAAATCTAGCTAACATGCCGGCCATTACAGGACATGCTAAACTTGTACCACCGTAACCGGCTGCCGATCCATTAAAATATAATGCATAAACATTCATCGGAGCAGAAATATCAGGAACTCCCCTTACAGTTAATGCCGTCGGGCTTCCTGTAACTCCGTTCGTAATTTTTGTATAATTCAATCCAGTTTGCCAACTTGGTAAAGAAAACAATGTGCTCAGGCCTCCGCCTCCGCCCCAGGTTGTTCCAAAATTTGAATCCCTGTTATCATCTGTTTCTGCTGATCTAGCATTAGCACCAGTTAATGTGAGTTGTGTTCCGCCTACTGAAATTACTAAAGGGCTCGATTCAGGATAACCAACTGATAGCCCGCCCGCACCTGTGTACCATTCTGACCCTGAATCTCCGGATGCAATCAGTATTGTTTGTTTGTTACTAAGTGCTGTAGAAAATTGTGTTGATAAAAAATCACTAGATTCAGAAGTTCCCCAACTAATACTAATTATATGGCAACCATCTGCTATAGCTTGATTAATAGGACTTTGCCAAGTTTGCCCAATGTATATTGTAATACTAGCTTGGGGCGCAATAGTAGCTATACAAAAAATATCAACAGTATTTTCTCCACTAGATCCTCCATCAGTAGAACTAAAAGTACCAGTTGCACCGTCAAATAATTTTTGCTGTATCGTTGGAACTGTTAAAGAAGAAGAAATTAATCCAGCATTTTGCAAGTCAGCAAAAGATTTATTAAGATCACTTTGTAAAAATCCTCCGCCTAAACTAATGATTCCAATTTTAACTCCGTATCCAGTACTTGCAGGCAATCCATATGCCGTAGCAATTTGAGGTGGTGTAAGATATCCGTTAACAGGCAGTGCATTTGGTACTGCTCCTGTGTTAGGATCTGTTATATCTATTGGAACAAGGTTAGCTGGTTTAAAGTCCATATTATACTTCTAATTTGAGATATGTTAGTGTTACTGTAATAGTATTCGATGAACCACTATTATTATAAACTTTTAAATAAGTTGTTGAACTAATCGAAGGATCTGCGTTATATCCATAAACCGCAGGTGTAAAATATGTTGTTGTTGCAGTTGTTGTTATTGCTTCTGCTACAACACCACTGCCTGGTGTTGGATCTGTTGTAATTGCTCTTGAAGAATCATTTGTTTGTGCGGTAGAACTTGTGTAAACTGTTACCCATGCACCTGCACTAACTTGTATACTGTATAAAACATATCCTTTGGCCATTGCTGTATTAGTCAATGTATAAGATTGATAAGCAAGGCTGCCTGTTATTACTTGTACTGTTGAACGACTTTGTAATCCAGTTGGTTGTACTGAACTAATTACACCATTACTAATAGTAATTGTAGAACCGTCAACTTTAACACCACCAAGTACACCAGTTGTTGCAGTTGGTAATGAATAATTTGTATAATTAGCAACTAATTGACCGCTGCCATTAAATGTTAAAGTTGATCCATCAATTTTAATTCCGCCAGAAACTGTTGTGCTTGCTGTTGGCAAAGTATATTGAGCAGAACTAATTACGCCGCCACCGTTGATTGTAATAGTAGTTCCATCAACTTTTACACCACCTAATATACTCGTAGTAGCTGTTGGTAATGAATAAGCACTTGCACTACTAATTACTCCATTGCTAATTGTAATTGTTGTGCCGTCTACTTTGACACCACCTAAGAGGCTAGTCGTAGCAGTCGGTAATGTATAGTTTGTATAATTAGCACTAATAATACCGTTTGTAATTGAAATAGTTGATCCATCTACTTTGACACCACCTAATACACTTGTAGTTGCTGTTGGCAAAGTATAGCCGCCAACACTACTAATTACTCCGTTGCTAATTGTAATTGTTGTGCCGTCTACTTTGACACCACCTAGTATACTAGTTGTAGCAGTTGGTAAACTATACGATGTTGCACTAATGATACCGCCGCTTATTGTAATTGTAGTTCCATCAACCTTAACACCACCAAGTACTAAAGCACTAGCTGTTGGTAGTGTGTAAGGTGCCGGCGGAGTAAATGTAAACACATTATTATAATAACTTAAAGCACCATTTCCACTAGCACCATTTGTTATAACGCTTAGACTGTTTGAAGCTAACGGTGTATAACCTAATGCTCCAGTAACTTGTCCGATAGTTAAAGAATTACCGCTAATACTAGTCACGGTTGCCGCATTACCACTAATGCTACCAACAATAGTATTTGTTACAGTTAAGTTTGTTAATGTACCTACACTAGTTAAACTTGAATTAACAACGTTAGCCGCTAGTGTTGTACCACTTAAAGAATTTGCTGTTGTTGTGGCGCCGCCTGGAATTTGTTGCCACGCAGTTCCATTATAAATTACATAATCGCCAGCATTAAATGTAATATTTCCAGAACCTAAATTAATTGTTCCGCCTACACTAACTGCATATTCCCAGCCAGTTGTCCCTGTACCATTTGCCAGTGTAGGATTATTTGTAGTAGCATTCCATGTTCCTTTAAAAATAACTGCACCAGTTAAACTAGTAGGAATTTGGCTAGCAGTTAATCGTCCAGTGCTATCTAATGTAGCAATACCACTGTTTTGTCCTATAGTTGCTACCGCAGGAACACTAATAACTCCGCTAGCAATAATAATGCTTGTTCCGTCAACTTTGACGCCACCAAGTGTAGATGTGTTTGCTGTTGGCAACACATAAGCTGTTGCCGGAGTAAATGTAAACACACCAGTTGAATTATTATAAGCTAATGATGCAGTGCTACTTGCAGATGCATTGGTAACACTTAATGCAGGTAATGCAATATAATTATTTGGATTAGTTGCATTGTATGGTGTAAAAGTTAAAGCCGATGTTACTTGGCTACTTGTTAGTATACCTGTACTAATTACACCATTATTAATTACTATACTTGTTCCGTCAACTTTAACACCGCCTAATGTACCTGTGCTAATTGTGCCTGTAGTAGCAGTTGGTAAAGTGTAAGCGGTTGCACTAATTATACCATTACTAATTGTAATTGTAGAACCATCTATTTTGACTCCGCCAAGCACACTGGTAGTAGCAGTTGGCAAACTATAGTTAGTATGGCTAGTTATAACTCCGTTACTAATAGTAACTGTAGATCCATCTACTTTAACACCGCCTAACGTAGTTAAACTTGCTGTTGGTAATACATAAGAACCTGGAACAGCACTGATTACTCCATTGCTAATTGTAATTGTAGAACCATCAGGTTTTACACCACCAATTTGTCCTGTGGTCGCTGTGCCTAAATATGCAGTAGATTGTTGACTAGCATCAGCAAATTTTAATGTGGGTACTGTAAGAGCTGTAGCATTGGTTATCGAAAGTGCGGCATTTCCGCCGTTAAGGATCAAGTTTGATGGTAAATTTAAATTTCCACTAGTGTCTATGGCTACACTAAAATTACCGCTAGCTATATTGTTTAACTGTTGCCAGCTAAGTGTTGTGCCGTTGGTAATTAAAACTTTTCCGGCATTATTGGTTTGTATTGGAAAAGAATTTTGAGCTAAAGTGCCATAAATTTCTGTAAAATTTGCATTTATTTTTTGCCCGGCAGTACGCAAACTGTCACCAGTATGATCTCCTGCTATTGTACCTGTATTAATGAACTGTTGCGTCATCTTATTATCCTTGATCGAATGTTTCGCCAGAACTACTGTCTAAAGTATCACCGGCACTATCAAATGTTCCGGTTGGTGTAGTACTTATCTGCTTATACTCACTATACCAAATGCCCGGAGTTGCTCTTAGGAATTGTCCTACTGTAGTTGAATCATACAACACACTAGTAGAATTATCCCATGCTGAGCCTGTATTTTTAACCACAGTTATCTGTGTTCCAAAATCTAATAAATTAGTCAATGTTATCTGAGCAGTAGTCCCGTCAACTGTAAAGTCTGCAGGGAATGTAACATCTCCAGCAGGACTATCAGGAGCATTATTAATATTGAAAACTGAGTAAGCTGTTTTCTTCAAACGTATGTTTCCAATAAAGAATGCCCAATTAGCTATATCTGCAAAGAATGTTGTACTTGTATGGGCAGTAACACATCGATAACTGTATGGTCCTTGATTTACTATCGCGCCAACAGGATAAGTTGCTCCGCTAGTCCATTCTCCTCCGTTATTATAACCGCCAACAAATACTTCAATTTCATTAACATCTTTAGGAATAAAGTCTAACGGAACTGTGTTTGTGCCATCACTGATTATCTGTTTTACAACCTGAGAATCTGTATATGGAAGAGTTTCAGCTCCGCCGATATCTTGTACATTAGTGCCTACAAGATTAAGATTAAACACACCAGTACCTAAAGTACCTCTACGTAACTGACTTAATGTATTTGTAGAATAGTTAATTGCAAAATATTCAATGCGTTCTCCTCGTATCTCAACTACACCAGGTTTATTGGCTGCCGGATTAGGAGCTTCAAAGTTACTAGCATCTGTTAAAACTATTGATTTATCGTTCCATTTTAAATTCTGTGCAAGTGTTGTTTGTTTATTTGCACTCAGGCGTTTATAGCTTACACGATTTAACATATCTTTAAATTGCATATATGCAATTCCAGATGTTACAATATTAGAACCAAATGTAATTAAAGTAATTACATCAGTAGAAAGCAAAGATGTTGCCAGTGTAATACTTTGCAAATCATCATTTAATTTATATTCCACTGTAGGTGTTAACAATGTTGAATTTTTAATTACCCAAACATAGTAGTCGTTAATTACTGGACGATCCAATTGTATTAGCCCGCCGGCTGCTGATTGGTAGTAATAGAAACTTGAGCTATTAGGAGTTAATTGTGCATCACTAGTTACACTAACCGCAGTACGTTCAATATTCAATATGTCATGTTGATAACTACTAATAACTTGTACTAGATGAGTGTTATCATAAGCATGGCTAAATGTAATTTGGTTTGTTGCAGGATTATAAGTATACCCTTCATTTGTAATAATACTTACAATTAATTGTTGTCCTGAATATAGTTTATAAACAGCTTTTGTAATTTTAATTGTAATACCACTCAAATCAACAATATAATCAGTTCCTTGTTTTAACACATTGCTTCCAACAATTACAGATATGTTAGTAATAGGAACACTGAAAGGAACAAATTTAGTTGGGTCGATTGTATAATTTAATCTGTTGCTACCAATTGTAAAATAACTATTAACAGGTCCAGATAAAATATTTTGATCTACACGAACAATCATGTTTGATTCGTTTGGTAAAGAGTTACCAATTTTATTTTGTAGTGTATAAGTTAACGATCCGTTAGTAGCTACAGTTTCTACATTTGTGATTGCAAAAGTCTGTTGATTTCCAGCAACAATAACAAAACTAATTAAAACACCTTGTGCAGGAGCACTTGAAAATCTAAATGCCACTGCATTACTAAATGCATATGATGCGTTTGTTTCAAACACTTCAGGAGTTGAAACAACACCGTCAAGATATACTAGAGTAGTTATAGGGTTTTGCCACTTTGCGTTGCTAACAAATTCAGTTGTATATCCGTCGCCAATAAAATGATCTATGTCTAATATATTAGAACCATTAAATCCAATACTGAATAAACTAACTTGTACATTTACGGATGGTGCTGAACTAAACACTACTAGACGATTTCTATAATCAACTGTATAATCAGTATTCAAAGTTTTAACTGTATCATTTAATTTTACAATTACTGCACCTTTGCTATTAGGTTGTTGGCTAAGAGCAAAGCTAGTAGTAGATCCATCGCCAATATAGTTGTCAACTCTCATAGTTGCGGCGCCATTTGTTGGTTTATCAAAGACCTTAATAGCAACTGCATCGACTACTTGTCCTGGCACAACTTCTTCAGGAGCAGGACTAGATGTTGGTGTTACTAAGTCGTCGCCGTCTACTATTATATCATCTGCGGCTAGACCTGTAGCAGTAAGGTACACACCATTTAGCTGACTAGTATCACCACCGCTTAGGCTAGTATCGTAGTCTGTTGATTTTGGAGTAATGCTGCCATCGCTAGTAGATTGTCTTACAATAAACTCGTCACCAGCATTAACAACAAACGCAAATGAACTTGCGCTACCGCCATCGTCCACTATGCTTGGCATAGACGAACTTGCGCTACCGCCATCGTCTACTTCTGAATCTAATGTAGTAAAAGATGCTCCACCGTCTATAGAATTATAAGGAGCTGGTATGCTAAATGTTTTTGTAACGACTCCATTGCTGTCTGAAATTCCATTAGACAAGAATGTGTTTACAATGGCATTTTTATTATAAGGTGGAGTTAACGACGTGGCAGCCTGGATTGCACCTGCTACTACTCCTAGATCATACGGAGCAATATTAAATAAATCTGAATAATCTATAAGAGAAGTGTATATAGTAGTAGGATTAGATGGAGATCCAATAATTTCTAAAAATCTGTTTACAATATCTGTTAAAGTACTTACATATCCTGCGCCGCCGCTTAGTCCAGTATTAATATATTGTGTAAAAATATTTTGTAAAGAACTAAATGCAGTATTTGTAATAATATCTATACACAAAGTTTTAAAATGTGTGTAGACATCTTCCCAATAGTTTGCTGGTTCTACATCTAATACACTGTTATATAACCAATATCTCAAGCCAGCATGAGTTATTTGACTGTTACCGCCATAGGTTAAATCGTATATCAAAGCCCATACAACATATTGAACATCGCGCTGGCAGCTAGTATGACTATAAGTTACACTAGGATAATGTGCAGTTATGTATGCTACTATTTCGGCCTGAATATAAGGAATATTATCAAACAATAATGTACCAATATTAGAAGCACTTACTGGTATCCCGGATCCTGCAGGAATAGGAAATTCAGGAGTTGGAATTACTCCAAAGTTAGTTTGTTCAATAATTCCTACAATAGTAGCAAGGTTAGTCTCGATAGTAGCGACCGCATTAGTATTTGCGGCTACTTCTGGTATAGCCAATATCGTATTTGCAATAGTTGTTATACTAAATGCTGTGGCCGCAGGATCAAATCCATAAGTTGTAACTTGATCTAATATTTCAAGAGCTACAAAAATACTTTGTAAATTACTAATAGAAGTTGGTGTAGTATACGCAGTATCATAAACAAATGCATTTACAAGATCTTGTATAAATGGTTGTATATTGTAAAACGGATCATCTAATCTTACTGGATTTAATTTTCCAATAATATTAATAATCGTTCCAGTGTGTATCTTTGAATTAGATAAATTTGTTAATTGTATTTGTCCGTCTGAATTTATAACTACATCTGTTGGAGACACTAGTGTTCTAGTAAATGTAATATAAGTTCCTTGCGGAATAGCTTCATATATAATGTTGCTTAGTGTAATAGTATTGCCATTGATACCGGCAACAGTAGTGTTATAACTAAACGCACTATAATTTGCTAATGTAACAACATCATTTATTTTTAAACTTGCTGTACTAGAAACTGCAATAGTTAAACTACCAACTGTTGTTACTGAAGTAGTTGCAAGATTATTTACAACTGTCACATATGGTAAAATATCTGATAAACTATAATTATAGACAGTAGTTACGCCATCTGATTGATAAGAATCAGTATGTGTTTGTGTTCTATACAAGTTTAATTGCACACCTGCGGCAGGTGTATAAGGCAATGTAAATTGACTAGTATTGGCATTAACTACGACACTATAATCTGTAAATGTTTCATCATAATTATCCCAATTATCTGTATAATAAGGCAAACTATCCCAACCAGTAGATAATTGGAACCCCATACCGTTAACAATTACTCCACCGTAATCGATACCTGTCATTAACTGTGCTAGATCTTTACCTAAATCTCCAGACTCTGGATTGTACAAATACTGTATTCTGTCAGTTGCACGTAATAAAGATGCATCAATTTGATAAGTTATACTGATATTAGAACCCTTAGCAGGTGCTGTATCAAATTGTATCATTCCATAGTAAGTTGTATATCCTTTAGCAGTTGAACTAAGAATTGACATCTTATATGTGTCACGCAATACTAAAATATTATTAATAGTTACCGTGCTTGCACCTAAAGTAATATCTGGGCCCCAGGTTAATAAAAATTGTAATTGGCTTCCTGAACCAGTAAATGTTTCTGTTTTAGTGCGCTGAGAAATAAAATATGTAGAATCTACACGGTCAAATTTCATTCCTACAAGTGTTCCTCTAACAACACTATTTCCAATAATAGCACTAGCTGTGGCTGCAACACCGCCTTGCATTAGTCCACCAAATAATGTAACAGTTGGTGCTGAAAGATAACCGCTACCAGAAGTTAATAATACAATTCTGCTGACTTGATTATTGCTGATAAATGCTCGTGCTGTTGCGCCTGAACCACTGTCACTAGTGAATATCACTTCAGGTTCTGTAATATAATTTGATCCATTGCTGGTTAATTTTAAATCAACAACTTCAAAGCCTGCATTTGTTAACCAGAAATTCCAAGGGTATGCGCTAATGTTAGCATCAGATGCTTGTAATTTACCGTTGCTCACAAACGTGTCTATAACTTTAACAACTCCATTTTCGTAAACAGGTTGTAAATCAAAGTCAGTGATAGGTAATTCTGCAGGATCTATACTGTCATAGTTGCTTACATACTCACGGATTTTAGTTTTATATGGTTTAACTTCGTTAACATAATCTTCAAAGTTTGCCAAGTTGTCTGGTTTATAAGTTACTGGTTGATCCAATGATCCAACATTATGTTGTGCTTTGACAAAACTTGTTTTGAAAATCCAATCAACATATGGCTGTTCGCTTAGTGCATATCTTACACTGGCAAAGAATAAATCTGAGTAACTGCCGTTTAAATTATTTTCTTTTGTAAAGATATTATTTTTAAGAGTATTAAGAATAATTCTCAATTCAGTAGCCGCTACTTTATCAAATCCTACAGAGTCATAAATTGTATTATCAAAACCTAAATCAGTATTTGCTGTTTGATACAGATTACTGTTTAATTGTATAGTACCATTTTGTATACCTACAGTAGCATAAGATTGTGTCCAATCGACACTAGTTGAGTCTGCATACTTGTATAATAATTCCCAACCACCAGAATTACTGTTTCTAACTTTTACAGTATCTCCTATAGATGCATTGATACCGTTTAAACCTACCAATGTTGCAACTGAGAATTTTGCAATAGTAAATTGAGTAGCTGTAAATATTACTTTACCAGTAGTATCTGTATATGATCCATACCAGTCAGCATAACTCCAATAATTTCTTACATCATAACTTTGTGTAAGTGTTCTAGTCCATGTTTGTTGTATTGGATCATAACTATAAATGCTCCAATTATCATTTGCTTGACTATCACTTTGTACTAGTACAGAATAATCTCTAACTGTAATAGTAGTAGAAGAAGTATACCCTTCACCTGCTGATATTATATTAGCACCTGTAATTTGTCCTTTAGCATTAATTACTGCTTGAACTACTGCCCCAGTGCCAGTGCCGTTTACTTGCAAATAAGGTGCAGTTGTTGTACCATTAATAGAAGTTACATATCCTTTACCTGAGCTGTTAATTACTACTCCTGTAATTTTTCCGTTAGTAACAACTGGAGTTATACTTGGACGAGCAAAATTTCCAACACTTGCATAGACTAATTCAGAATCTGTAGCAAATACAGCATCGTATAATCCAGTAATTATATTAGGTTGAGGATCATATGTTTCTAAAGGAGCAATATTATCACTTTCAACAATTTGATTCTGGGCTAACACTTGATTTGTTAACTCTACAAATTGCTTTAATGCTTCAAATCTATTTACAAACATACCCTGACGTGGTCTGTTTTCAATGCCGTAACGGATTTTAGGTGGCAGTCTTGGATCAGGAACTTCTCTGCCTGCTACATCTTTACCACACAAACTGTCAATCCATTTTTGTTCAATCACAGTAGGAATATAAGTTGTTGGATCGTCACTAATAATATTCCAATGACTATGTACGTTTTGATCTGTTTTCTTGCCGGTCCAATACTGTACACTTAATACTACTTCTGTAGATTTTAGATATTGTTTAGCATTAATTAAACTAAAACTGTTAGGACCAGTTAGAGCAAGATATGTATATCCTTGTCCTCTTGGGTTACTGATTAAACTAGAAACATCTTGTGCTGCCATATTTCTTCCGGCAACATTAGGAATAAATTTCTTATTTTTAACCCAGTAGTAATATGTTGTAACAGTTGATTTGGTTACTGTGTTATAAGTTGTACGGATACTGTATTGACTATCGCCGTACAAACTTGTTCCACTAATATTCAATGCTAGTCCAGCAGGTGTATCTGCTTGTTGATCCCACTGACTTGGTTTGTACTTTGTGCTGATCCATTCGTAGATATCAATTGTTGAACCTGTAGCTAGCGTACTCCAATTTGTATTTCTGTAAACAGGATCATCTTCGTAGGCATCAATAATTTTTGCTGTACTTAAATCCCACCATAATTGTCCAACTTGATCTTTATTCCAAGCCGCAGTAGGATTTGACGAAGTCGCACCATTAAATGTACTGTAGACAGCAGGATCATAGAATGATTTGTACATAATCTCTTCATCTGCTGGGCCTGGAATCTTGCCTTGAGCAATATCAACAACATCAAGGTGTGTAATTAATTCTCCTGTTACTCGATTATATAAGAAGGCTTTTTTAATTTTAGTTACATCTGGTTTGTCAACTTCAGTATGGTCAATTGTCCATGTAAACGCATTGTTAGGTTTACCATAATCTAAAACTCTTCCTGAAGTATAACCTTGATCAGTAGCTTCTGGTAGACCAACTATTATGTGATTAGATCCTACTGCAAATCCAGAACCATATCCATCTAATTCAACTGCTTCTCTTGTTACTAGTGCCGCAGTGCCTGTACCAGCACCGTCTCCGGTAGCTGTGAATGTTACACCGATAGCATTAGAACTTGCACCGATCTTAGTAAAGTCGGTTGTACCAATTGTTAAAATTTGATAAACATCATTAATAATAAACTCACCCGCTGGTACTATAGGGTTTGATTTAGATAAACTTTCGCTGAAGACCCACTTAGTTGCATACATGTCATAAACATCTATGCGGCCACCGTTTACTTGGTTATAAACAAAATCTGTACTGTTTTTATCAAAAGTAGTTAGATTATTATCAAATGTAGTAGTAAGTCTAGTATCTCCGTATTGACTAAAAACAACTAGTGTTTCATAATCATTCATGAAAGAAATCTTATTACCAAAATGTCCGTTAGTTTCTGGAATATGTGGAACTAATGAATAATATAAACTATATGTGTTGTTGCTATAACTATAAACACTCACACCGCCACGCTGAATTACACCACCTACTGTAGCTGTATCATCGGAAATAGCAATATAAGTTCCAGAATTAGATATACTTGTGCTAATACCAAAGTCTGGATCTGTTCCTGTTATTGTTTGTAATAGACTAAAACCTGAACCTGAATTTTTATAAATTTTTACAAGACCAGTTTGTGTCCCGCCGCTTGCGCTAATAGCCAGTGTAAGATTATCCTGACTTAGACTAATTGCACTACCAAAATTTCCGCCTACTGTAGAACCAATATACAATTCTGTAAAGTCATATCCCCAACCAGTAATAGCAAACTGAATAATTCCAGAAGGAGTAGAGTCTGGGCTACCGCTTAGTAATAATGTTGTACTGTCTACTACTTGTAAAACTGTTTGTCCGCTGGTAAATGCAGAATTAACTACACTCATTCCGGCTCTAACACCTACGGTACTGGTAACTTTTAATGTGCCAAAGCTACTACCAGCTGGATTATAACTAGTTGATTGCTGTATTATTGTTGAATATTTTAATTTGTATACTGCGCCAACTCGATTACTACCGCTAACATAGCCGGGAGCAGAAACATACAGTATATTATTACCAAATACAAGACTACTACCAAAGTTTTCGTTGGCGGCTGCTAGTGGACTAACAATCGTATCCACTAATGAATAGTTGTTATTAGCGTCTTTCTTGTATAAACTAATTACACCTTGACCGGCCGGGCCGCCAAGATAGTAATTAGTATCAATTGCTTGATAAGATTTAGAAGAGAATATGCTATGTGTAACATCAGTCCATTGACTATTTGATCCTGGACTTGGTTGCGGCTGTTGGGTCGCAGTCATTGTTCCCTGTGCAGTTGTTAATGGCACTAGGTTAGTACTATACTGAACTGCGGTAATTGTAAATGTAGTTGAACTAAGAACTGTTGCCACATAATAAATTCCGCCAGCTAATATTCCACCAAAACTATTTTCGGCAAATATTATCTCATATCCAGCCGCAAGTCCAGCTGTAGTATCAGCTGTTATAATATATGAACTGCCATCAGTACCATAAATGTTTACGGTTGTTTGTCCATATAATGTCTGTGTAGCTTGATATACTTTTGATTTGTATATAACTAGTGTTCCGCTAGTATACGCACCATAGATCGACCATGTACCATATGAATTTACTGGTAGATAATATAAAGGAGCCCAGTAGATTGATCCAATTGCAGGTGTATGATTAGCAGGAACATTTATTAATGCTTGCCAATATTGTATACTAGATCCAGATCCAGTGGATACTATTATGCCAGCACCTAAAGAATATGAAGTTACACTTGAATAAGATCCTAAATAATCTGTTACTGCATAACCAGCTAACGGACTTGATGATGCCATCCAAGTACCATCTGAACTAAATGCTATAGAAGTTGCTAGTACGGTTGGCAGATTTTGACTGCTTGTAATGCTGTAAGTAGAATTAGTAGCTGAAGCATTTGCTGCCTGACTTAGTGTAAGACTAGTTCCTACACTTACAGAAATAACTGTTGTGCCGTAAGGTATACCCGGGCCTTCAATAAACCCGTTAAGCATATTACTAGTAGCACTAGTACTAGTTAATACATTACTACTGATTGTAACACTACCGCCTAATAAGAATTCTACATTTGTTGCAATATAAGGAGGAGCTAGAACTTGTCGTTGTACCCAAGGAGTTACTGTACCTGCTTTATCATAGGTAATAATTTCTCCAAAACTAGAACCAACTGCCGCCAATGTACCTTTATTGTTTACAGCAATAGTATTACCAAATCTTAATTGATTCTGCGCGGCTTGATTGTTAACATTAGTTAATGCATAAACTGGATTATATGTCCAGCTTGCCCATTTTCCGTTACCGCTGTCATCTGTCCAGATTAATTCACCTGGATTAAGTTTTAGTGTTAGAATAGAATCTAAATTATCAATACTACTTGTTCTTTGACTTATTAAAGAATAGACTAATACATTACTACTTTGTGTAAACGGACTTGGAAAACCGGATATTGTAGCAGATACTGCAAAAGTATTCAATGTTACAGAAGTAACTTGATAAAATCCATTAAGTCCTGCAAACCAATTTGGGTTTACAGCACCGGTTGGTAACACAGGAGGCACTTCTAAAACAATGCCAATCCAAGAACCTACAGTTAATCCTGTTAAGTTTTGTGCAGTAAGAGTTAAAGTACCTGAAGAGTAAGAAACATTTGTTATAGATATATGGGTGTCAGTATATCTATACAAATTCCAACTTGGTCCTTCAAAGGCAACCCAGATGTATGCACCTTCATTGAAAGTAGTTATATCTTGTTCGGCAATTTCTGGTAAGTAACCTAGACTTACAAATACTTCTTTGCTGTTTACATATCCTGCACTACGCAAGAATGGATAGTAACTTGAAAGTAACGGCCAAGGTTGATTATCGTAACCTAAAGGTTTTAAATAAATGTCGTTAGGTGTTTGTTGTATAATAAACGTATTTGACAATGAAGAGTCAAAGGAGTTTACTAGTTCAAATCCTTGTGGGTTTGATCTAAATAATCCTTCGTCTAAGGTAAATTCTATTTCTTCAAATGCCTTTGCCGCACCATATTGTCCGGCACGTATTGCCCATTCTTCGTAAAACACAAGACTTTCTTTGTTTTCACTACTTAACACATTGAACAAGTTATTAAGAACGTTTTGTGTTCCTTTTTCGCGGATCATACCTTGATAAAATTTAAACTCACTAACATCATCTTGAATAATGTTATCAAGATATTGACGTTTTTGATAGCCAATTAAATGCTGTGCCATTTTCTGTTGGCTACTGTCAAAATTATCGCTGTCTAAATTATAAAAATCAGTAAATTGTGTTGCTTTATAAGTCCAGTTAGGAATTAATTGAGCTGTTGGTCGGCTAGTTAATTGTGACCAGTTTGTAGCATCAAATTGTTGTACCCCCGGGATTGCCGATTGGGCTGAATAATAAAATCCTTGATAATTTACAATGTCACCTAAAGAATAATCTTGCCATGGTTGCCATTGCTGTATGTTAGCTTGGTCAAAAATAAATCCTGGAACATCTAATCCTCCGTACCAATCAAGGCTCACATGCCCCGATACTTTGATACGTTCTTGTCTATATCCGCTTTCTGGATTATAAATTACATCGTTAAAAATTGTACTGTTATCTAATGTAATAACATGTTCATTTTGTATTAGATAAAAACTAGCTCCATAAATTCCATCAGTATTTCTTGGAGTATAACTTACTATGTTACCTTCTCTGTAACTGTCTAAAAATAAAGGAGCTAGAGGTGTTCCGTCAACTTTAAAAATTTCATATTCATAAAATTGATTAGTAATATTATCTACAACTGCTAGCGGAGTGTTAAATGTTACCTTGTTTGCGGCTGGGCTCAAACTGATAACACTACTACCAACTGTGCTTAATCCATCTAACTTGGTATATTTTAAAGTATCAAATATATCTGTAGCGGCAAGGTTATACAATGCACTGTAATAATCGCCATTATATCTTACAACTTGTCCGTAGACTACTGGCTCGTTAGGAGTCCAATCATTCCATTTATCCTGGCCTGCTGACCAATTCTGTGTAGTCCAGAACAAAAATTCTTTAGCACTAGTTTCCCAGTTGCTTACATTACTTAAATTAGTATTAAAATCATCAAAGACAAATCCTTGATCCTTTAACCATTCTCCGTAACCTTGTAAAAAATCTACTACATCTTGTATTGTAGTAAATTCTGTACCGTAAGGTATTGTAATAGGATTATTTCGATCCCATAAGTTTCTTAACACAGCATTTTGTCCGCCGATAATTGGCAAACTGTCCAGAGATGCTACAGACGATGAATCAAAAGTAGATCCAGCAGTTAATGTAGTCAATACTCTATAAAATTTTCCACTGTAAAGAACTATAGAACCAGTAGTATACTGTTGTCCTGAGGTCCATGTTGAGTAACTTTCGCTAATTCCGCCTATGTTAATACTTTGACCAGTTTGCAAATATGGATAATATTTAAAGTAAGGCTGAGTAATACTGTAACCTTTAACTTCATAGCCTTGTTGTAGCTTAGTAATAATTACACCGCTATATGTTATTTTTTTAATTGGGCTAGAACTGTTAATATTAATATGATAGTTTTCTTGAGGTACAAAAACACTACCTGCACTTTGCGGAGTCTTGCTATCTAACAATAAATTAAACTGATCTTTACTTGTAAATGCTGAAACTCTGTAACTGATTTGGCTTGTCATTGTTGCCAAGTCAGTAGCATACTGATTATAATCTTTAATATTATTACTAAAGATAAAATTCAATATATGATCTACAATGTAATTAATTACGCCCGCAGTCTGAACACGAGTAGTGCTAGAATAAATGCTTGGTAGCATTACATCTTGTGGTCTAACTCTTAGGTTAGTAGGTTTGTAAACAAGTTGTCCTGCTAGATTTCTTACGATATTTGATCTATCAAGTACTATACCAAAAGTTTTAGCAGGTGTTAAAATAATTGAAGTTATTAACACACTGAATGGGTAATGGCTACTACGTCTCCATGCGCCTTCAACCGGACTAGTATCTCCAAATACAAAACTATTGTCTATGCTTGGAGTAATTGGGCCTACTACTAGTCCACATTCTAATGGACTTAAAAGTAATCCATTACTGTCAACTGGTATATGTTGCATTAAGAATGGTTTAGCATATTTGCTTAGTTTAACTGGAGGAACTCCAGGTTCACGAACCATACCATCTGCTATGTCTTGCCACATAGGAAAGTTATCACCAGTATAAGGTGCAGGACCATATAGGTCAATCCACCAACTTGGCATTATACTAAATCCTAACATTTCCCAAGGACATAAGTTAGGGCGGTCAGTGTCTAGAATATAACGATAAATTCCTCTCCAATAACCTGGAATATTTCTACCGTCAGGCGCATTTGATTCTGAATAGTTATAAGTAAACTGATTGTTTATATCATAGCTTAAAGGTTTACTAAAATCTCTACCAGCTAGCTGAGTCCATTTATAAAAATTAGGAGCAAGTACTTGGTTAAATTCAGTCAAGCTATAATCGTTAGTTCTATTGTAGCTAGGAATAATATCTGCAATATCAAAAATTGCTGGGTCATAAGGTACTTTGATATTATTGTAGATACGTTTTTCTAATTCTAAAATCAAATCATCTCTGTAATCGCCGTAAGCAAGTACTTGGCTACCGTCATGTCCTTGAATCATTAATCTAGAAGTGACTAAAGTAGTGTCTGTATAAATTTGAGGAACATACGCAGGCCAAATACCAAATTTAGTTGGAGTAGCTGGCACAAATGAACCATCTGTACTGTCATATTCATAAGTGCTAATGGTATCTCCATTAGCTAGTACAAATGAATCTTGTACAACAATAAATCCTGTATTAGTAAAAGTATAATCTTGTCCATAGATCATCTGTACACCATTATGATATACGCCAACTGCTTTATTAGATAAAGCGGTTAATGTAAACACATTAGATAATGGGTACTGTTTAATTCTATAGTCTACTACTGAAAGATTAGTTACTACACATGCACCGTATGGCACCATATCACTAAAATAATAAGGGCTTGTATTTGGTTTATCTTTGTTTAATTTTTGTAAAATTAAATTTACAATAGTAACAGGATCGCCATCAACGCCTAAATTACTAGCAAGTTTAATAAAATTTCTTTTAAAATTATTGTAATCATCTCGGGCTTGCTCGATACTACGAATAATATTATTAGATTCGCTAGTAATATGATATACTGCAAGGCTCATTGGGCCGCTATGTTGAACAAATTTAGTTCCGTAAGGAGTTACATCACCTAAATCACGAAGATTTCCGGGCCCTGGGAATGATCCAACAAAGGTTGTTCCTAAATTATCAACTATTGAGTTTACATGGTCTGAAACTTCGCCTAATGTAAAATCTCCTATTACATTATTCAATGGGTTATTTTGTAAGTTTACAGGAACTTCATAATAACCATTACTGTTAATAGGTTGTGCCGAATAGGCTTTAATAGTCAGAACATCAGTTAACTGAATTGATGTGTCAAGGACCACTTGAATATAATCAGGTTTAGTATATAAAGACCATGCTGTTGGGCTTAGTCTAATTCCGTTTACATAAATCTTAACTGTTAAGTCTGATAAACGTGTAATATCATCAAAGATATCAATATTAAAATTATTTGTTTGTCCAGAATTTTTGTAAATTCTAATAGCAGCCTGCGTGTTAGGTGCTATACAAGTTTGCCATCCATTTTCGTATGTTAGATTGCCAGCAAAGTCTTGAGTAACAAGATAACCCACATTTACATTTTGTGTAATAAGTGCAGTAGTTTGTTTGTATTGGAATGAATCTGTTGCCAGTGTAAAATTAAAAACAATATCTCCGATATTGCTAATATTTCTATAGCTTAATGGAAATCCTAAAGTAGTATCGTTTATACCTGAACCAACTTTATATGAGAATAAAGTAGTTCCTTTAAATGTAGAACCGTTATAAACTGTAGTGTCGGCATAACTAATTTTGTTTTCGTCAACTACATCAAACAATGGAGGCTGATTTATTGTAAGTTTTTGTTGTGCTAAGATCCAACTAGAACCATTATACCAAAATGTTTTTCCTTGATATTTTGTACCAAACTTAACAGTTGCCGATAATGGCAACTCGCTAGTTGAAGGATCTAAAACTTCTACTAGATGTATTTGTTTACTGCCTTTATTAAGATGCAGAACATCAATAAAAGTTACTTGGAATATTTTATTTTTTACAAGTCTATCAGTGTCGGCAGTAAAAATAATACGTTGACCTTCTGCCAAAGTGACACCGTCTACATTGTAGGCAAAAAGTCCTTCAATAGTACTGAACGCATCAGTAGTATAGTCGTCAATAATATCAATGTCGTCGACTGCTGTTACACCATAGTTTGCTAATTTTAAATTAGCTTCAAATTCGATAATAGGTCTAATTGCTCTTGCAGTTTGATCTAATTCAACAGGATTACCGTTATACTTTGAACTTGCGGCAATGACGTCAGCATGGAACCAATGATTGTATCTGCTCCAGTTATTTCTATCATTACTTGCTCTGTTGATTACAATATAATCAGAATTGCCAGCATATCCGCTAGCATCACTAAATGGCAAACTATCAAATTTATCACTATCAAATGGAATTGTTTTTTCTTCTGTGTAAGGATTAACAACTTCTAATACAGTAGTTGGAATTAATTTAATTGCAACGCCTACACCTTCTACATAAAACTCACCGGTAGCATACTCTGCTGGAGTTACATTACCTTCAAATTTTAATTTCATTCCATTACTTAATGCAGTACCATCAGATAATTTATAATGCTTTTTACCTAAAATTTCGTTAGAAACATCAACATAAGTATCTGCCGTAATGTCTAAAACTTCAATTGCACCGCCAAGATTTAAATCCGATTCACTTTGATAGAACAATAAAGTTGGTGCATCTAAAGGAACATTAAATGTAATTGTTCCATTTTCAACTGCATAATTGTCTATGTTGCTAGTTTCATATCTGTCGTTAGCACCTAAACTTCTAGCTGTTTTAATACTAAAAGGATTACCTGGACTTGTAATTTCAAAGGTATAAGTTTGACCTCTGTATAATGTTAATACAGGATTACGTGTAAATCCGTTAGGAGTAAACAAGTATTCATTATTACTTAATTCACGTTCAACAGTTACGGTATATGTACTTTCAATGGCAGCGGCCTGACCAATAATTTTAATAGTGTCAGGACCATAAGGTAACCAATAATAATTTTGGAAGTTAACAAACTTATCCCAATCAATATGTGGATCCCAAGAATAAAATTCTTGTTTGTTTAGTCTAGCATGATTACTTGTGTTGCCGCCAAATGTATTGATCTGATTAATATAATCGATATAATCTTTGAAAAATGTTTGATTACCAATTTTATCTGTTATTGTTATTGCTGGTTCTAATTGATAATTTTGTCGCACAGAATCTGCCGCATCAATATATACATCAGTACCTGTGGCACTTTTTGCATTTTCGCGGCCTACATAACCATTAATCTTTTTAATACTACCTGGTTGATATAATTGATCTAAAGTAGCTTGTAAGAATTTTTTATTACTATCTGATTGATAGAATTTAGGAAGAAAATTTACAGTAAGACCAGTATTGCCTAATGGATTGTTATTATTAGCCATTAGTTACTCCAAAAGTTGCGCTTGTTATATTTTGATTTGTTACTACAGATGTTAACCCACTACCAGTAACAGTTCTTGTGTTGTCGCTAGTTAATCCTGAAACAATATTAATATCTGCACTAGTAGCACAGCTGATTAATATTTGATTACTTGGGCAAGTTATTTCAAACAAAGCTCCAAAATACAAATTACCTTGTTTTGGTACAATAACAAAATTTGTAATATCAGGAGTTAATTGTGTTAAAACATAAGTTGATAGTTCTGAAAAATAGAATGTATCTCCAAAATTCCAATTTTCCAAAGCAAAAAATGTGTTAAATGCTGTAATGATTCTACTGATAATATCGTTATCACTGGCAGTACTTGCAGGATTTTTTACCACATTAAATGTTGCTTGTAGATTAATATCAGCTTGTGCTCCAAACAATAGCAAATAACTCACTGGGTGATAAACTATTTCATCTGATATAGATTTAATTAAGTTTAATTCTGGACTCAATAAACTATTAAGTTCGCTACTGCTAGGAGGCAAAGGTTCACTGACATTTGCTCCAGCTAGCCATTGTCTAAATTGTGTATCATAGTCGGTAGTTAAAATATAAACATCCATGATGTTACTTGCACCTGGATCTATACGACTATCATAGTCAGCATTGTGTGTATACTGGAATTTTAAGTTATCTCGTCCAACAAAAACTTTATAATCTAAAGAAGCATTCAATGGACTAGTAACGTTAGATGCACTATATTGCATTACAGTTTGTGTATCTAAGAAATAAAAATATTGTCCATCTGTCCATTGTGTATAAGGCTTTGCCGCATTTTGTGATGCTAATATTACTACAAGATTATCATCGTTTGATACATAGCGATAATCTTCTTGACCTTCGCTGATTAGATATTTTTGTTGTAGTATAAAAGTTGTTAAATTATCTGGTGCAACAATATCAAGAAATTCTTGGGGATTATCAACTATTCCATTGTTCATACTACCAGCAAATGTTATAACAATTTTACTTGGATCAATATAACCATCTAATCCTGTGTATGCGCTAGTAATCTGCCAGTTATAATCTGTAGTAAAAGGATACACAGAACCAGGTTGTGTATTAATATTCAATACTTTTAAATTGTCAAGAATTGTATTGCTAGTTACTGTATCATAAACCTTAACTGCACTATCGAAATAGAATGTAACTTCTTGACTGCTTTCAAAAATATATCTCATCAATCGTGTATTCACTGTATAATATTGATTGTTAGTTGTAAACAATAATAACCAACTTGAATCTTGTTGAGTGTTTGTAGTATCACCTTGATTACCTAAACTAAATCCCATAGTGGTATTCAAGTTTGTTTCAAAAACTATTTGCCAATCCATTGATCCGGTCAATGAATCATACCCATATCGTAGGCCGAATGGTTTGTTATTAAAGATCAAATCTATCATTGTAGTAACTACACTCGATCCAATAGTTACATTAAATTGCGGAATGATCTGACTAATAACTGCTGTAGATGGAATTATTTGATTTAATGTAACTACTCCAAATAATCCGCCATTAATTGTAGTTGTGCCAGTATTGTTATCATTATCGCCAAGCCCGTCACCTGTAATAGATGCTACTTGCGCCCATAGATAACTTACTCCTCCCGGAGGTAATAATTTACTAGAAGGAACTGCTACAAGTTTATTTTGATTATTTGTATCAAAATAATATGTAACTCCATTAATTGTTGGAGCTGTAAATTTAACTAGAGATCCTGCTGTAAAGAATTTTAAATCTGTGCTAGTATAGCTGGCTAATTTTTTAGCAAGGTTTGTTGTGTCTGTGACGTATCCAGTACAACTGTTACTGTCTGTGGTTACATTGGCCCACTGAATACTTAAACTTTCTGAAATATAGTTAATATAATTTGCATAATAAAAATTACGTAAATTAGGATCATCTAATATAGGAAAAATTGTATTGTATATAATACCTTCTACATCAGTTTTAGTTACATAAGAAAAATTTGTATTTGAGGTATATACATCTTGATAGATTATACCATCATCTGCAAATAAATTAGTACTGCTGTATTTGCCAGTAGGATCCGTTAAGTCAAAATAACGACTAATGCCGCTACTAGTTCTATTGATACTTTTTACTTTGGCAACTTTGTGTGTAACACTTAAAGGACTAATATTATAATCTTCTCCAGTAACCATACGATTTTGTGTATAGTATGTTTGTGGAGCATTTGCTTTAATATTACTATTTGTTTCTGTAGAATTAGCATTTGAAACACTTGATGCCAAACTCAATGTTACTGTTAAAGTCTCAGCCTGACCTTGACTGCTTGTATAAGGAATATTAATTGCAACATTTAAAATGTCGCTAGGATTTATTGTATAAGTTAAACCATTACTAATTCTATAGTAGGCTCTAAAGGTGCCTAATGGTAAATTACCAAATGTTCCGTCAGCAAAACTTAAACTAATTGCATCTCCAGCACGAGTAATAACACTATAAATTGTTTTAACACTTTTATTTAAACTGTTATAAATTACATTATTGCCTGTGGTTGCAGGAACTTGTGTCCATAAAGTGTTTTCAAGATTTGTACTTTGATTTAAACTATACAACCATACATCTGTATTATTAATATTCTGTGTATTGATATCAATAGTTTGATTGCTACTTGGTTGTGTAACTGTGAAAGTTCCTTGATTTAAACTTCCTTGAGTAAAATTTAAAAAGAATCCAGTATTACTACTGCCAGCACCATACCCGTCATCTTTATAAATGAAGGCCATGTGATTTCCTACTAACGGTGCTTCTTCGTAAATAGTTTCGCCGTTAGCAAATGTGGTACTAGTAATTTCAAAATTCATTGAACGACCAGCAACAGTTTTACTAAAACTATAAACTGGCACATTTGTATTGTTAGCATTGAATCTATATTGGCTAGTAGCAATACCATAAATTGTAGCTTGGTCTACTGGGTTACCAAACTGTTGTGTAGTTGGCAATGCGGCATTTATAATTTTAATAAACTGATCATACCAGTTGGCATTGCTTGGATCATTCCAAGTAATAACTTGACCGCTCATGTTTATACCGTTGCTATCTAAAACATTTTCAGTAGTTTGTACTGTGGTAAATTTTAACAAGCCTTTAGCGGCAATATTTCTACTAGCATTATAGTTAATCATACGACTTAGTCGTAATACACTATCTCTACGTTCTGCTAGTTCTAAGAAGTTTTCACGAGCATTTAAATCAACACGGAAAGCTATGCTTTGGCCCACATAGGCAATAAGATCGATAAGGGCAAGGTATTCGCTTGACTCTGTATAATCGTTAAAATCTTCTGGAAAATTAGTACGGATATAGTCAATCATTGTACGACGTAAATTGTCAAAGTCGTAGCTTTGGAAGTCTGCGTTTTTAAATGACTGATAAATTTTTTGCCAGTCTTCGCTGACTAACAAGTTATTTTGACGATCCGTTGAGCTCATAATTAGTCCTAATAAGTGTATTTATCGAAAGGAATTATGTGGGTATTTTATCAGCTGATCAGGCCGTTAGCCTGATCAAACTGTAATTTTAAATCCTGACTGATGTTATAGGGCAGATATGTTAGCGTACATTGTATTTGTAAACCTGTATCGTAGGGTGTTATTTGTATATTTCCCGCAGACAATCGAGGATCAGCGTTTAAAATTTGATTTACATTTTGTATTATAAGATCCTTAACTTGTTCTGTTAACGGTTCAAATAACATTTCCCATATGATGCAACCAAAATTAGGTTGCATTAAACGCTCGCCCATTCTTATATTAAAGTGATTAAGTAAATCTTGTTTAATTAATTCAAAATCATACAATGCAAAATTTTGTGTTGAAGGATTTAGCGTACTAAAACCCCTGTACATTTGCGGACTTGCAATAGTTGGATTTGGACGTGCTGGTAATACTATCTTGTCATATAAATTTGTAGCCATTATTGTTGCTCCTCTTCTGCACCTTGAACTCTGTTAAAAGTATCAGTGGTTGTTGTAAAAGTTGAAAATGCTGTTGGTGTTGTTACTGAATAAGTTCCGCCAGCTTGTGTATTAGCAGGAACAAATTGTGTTGGGTCTAAATTTTCATGCTGATTCCATGGCTCAGTCTGAGGCACTCTAAATGCTTTATGCGCTTCTGTAGCTTTGGAAGCTGTTGCGGCTACTGGGCCATTCATATGTATTTGGGTCGCTGTTTCAAGATGGTTCCCGCCACTATTAATGTTTGTATTACTGCCAGCAGTAAAATTATTATTACTACCTGTGTTTAAATCAAAATTACTTCCAACAGTTATGGCGCCATTTTCTCCTACGCTAACTTGCAAATCGGATCCTGTAGTAACAAACATACTAGTTCCAACATTCATGTTAATATTTGCACCAGCAGTAAAATTAATATCTCTATCAGCAGTAACATTAAAATCATTTTGGGTATGCAGACTAATACTGTCTTCTGCGTAGATGTCAATTTTTCCGTTGCTGGTTAATTCTATCCAAGCAGTTCCACGACTGTTAGTAATGTAAATTAAATCTTCGCTGTTATGTAATAAGATCTGATGTCCAGTTCTGGTACGTATTCTTATAAGTTCATTGTGCGGAATTGTTACATCACCTTCGGTGTCGCCAGCTAGTACGCTGGCATATTCTGGAGGACCATCACCAGCTTTTGTTTTACGTAAAAATTTGTCATCGCCGTCATCCATTACAAATGTGCTACCGCCTAAACGACTTACAAAAGCATTAGGTATACGAGAATCGGATTTGCCTATACCGCCACGAGGAGCACCTGATTGTTTATCAACTGGCCCTGGTGTACTCCAACCAAACACCATGCTTGGGACTTCTCGTCTAGCACTACTAGTTGTTAGTCCTCTAATATCATCAGTTATAAGACCTTGAGTGTTTAGTACATCTGCTAAAGGATGTGTTGGTTTAGTAAATTTTGTTGAATCGTCTGGATTATCACCATTAATTTTTTTGTTATACTCTGCAACTGGTGCTCTTGTATAAGTTCCTTCAACATTTTTTTCTGTACCTGCAATACCAGGAACCATAAAATTCATACCTTCATCAGGTACACATCCTATCCAGTAACCACGCTTAGGATCACCATCAATAAAAATAACAACTACAGTAGTTCCAACATCTGGAGGTACTGCCCACATGCCATAACTTTTTTGTGTGTTTCCATAATTGTCAGGATCTTCTCTCACAAAGTCAGCACTAGTTACTCCGTAAAACGGACTCATATATTTTACTTGATGTAACTGGCCAGAGTCTCCAGTATTGCCAGTAGGTCTCAATAACTCTACTTGTAGCATACCCATAAATGTGCTATCGAGATGGCTGATTACTCTAGCTAGGAACGGACCGGGACGCGGTTCATTACCTTTAGTGCTTATTCTTGTTTGATCATTCATTAAACTGTTCCATCTGAATCTGAATTAGGAGTTTCAGTAACCGGGCCTTTAGTAGATGGTAAATCTTCTTTTGAAGCTTCATCTAAGAATTCTTGTGTAGGTCTTCTAAATCCTGTTAATATTTGTATAAATTTTCCGTCTTGAAATCTACTCTTAATTGCTTGCACACAATATAGTCCGCTAAATTGTGCTATTGGAGCACTCTTACTACTGCCACCAAAATTATACAAACCAGTTGATTGATTAAGATCAACTGGAGATCTAAAATTAACTATGATATCTACTTCGCCGCTTTCGTAGTTAACTGTACCATCAGTATTTAGATTATGTGTTGCTTGTTCGCTGGTATAATTTCCTGCACCGCTTTGTGTAATATAATAAGGGTCGCCAATAATTTCCATTTCAAGATTATACATATCAAATGGATTATTAAGAGCTTGATTAAACAACTTACCAGCACGTTGAGCTTGCTTTTCTTGACCACCGCCACCGCCACGGTCGTTTCCTGTTATAGTGTTAACCCATTTTAAGATAGTAGGCATAATACCAGGACCACTTTTTTGATCTTTTCCATCTGGCATGAATTTTTCACTGGCATTTGTTTTTTCATCTTTGGCGCCAGTTTGATTAGCTGTAACTTTGTCTTGAGTTTTATCTAATCCATCAGCACCCATTATATAGACAAATCCGTTATGTAGTTCTATTTTAAAACTTATAATATCTACATTATGACCTGTATAGATATATTCATATTTTTTAACTGCTTGGTCTTTTAAATTTTCAAATCCGTAACCTTTAGTTCCTGCTGGCAATAATCTGCTGTTATGTGCTTTGTATGGCACAACTTGATACACTATAAGACGTGGTTTAATACCTGTATTCTTTTGATTGTCGCCAATTGTATAAACTTTAGTAGCTATTCTATACCAGTCTCTATAACCTTCGGGACTTACTTTGTTAGCGTCCAACGTATCGTCGACAAAATTACTTTGTAATATTACTTGGTTAATTGCTTGTGGTATACTGGTATTTTGTGTAAAACGCATTTCAGTCGATGTTTTATCAAATTTAAATTTACCAGTATTAAATGTTCCTGTTTTTACATCGTATAATTTTTCTTCTTTAGCGAATGCTGGATCACCTTTGCGTGTTTCGTCAAATCCTAAACTAGCTTGACCAATGACATTACAGTCTCCAGGATTTTGAACTAGAGTTTCGTTTGTTTTACTACGACTAACACCTAGTGTATCATATAACCCAGAACTAGAATCAGCAGTTGACTGAGTAGCTGTACCAGTGTCTTCTGAATTATCACTGCTTTGACTAGCGTCCGCTGAGCTGGCAGTATTTTGCGGAAACAATATCAAATATTCATCAGCTTGGTCAACAATTTTTCTATCAACCATTTCTTTCATACGTTGATTTATAGATCGTTGCAAACTGTTTGGGCCCGATTGTAATATTTCTTGTACTGTTGAACCAACTGCTGACGAATCGGTTTTTGTATCTGCTAGGTCATCTGTTAATGCTATTTGATTCCACGGCATAGCTGTGCATTTATATACACTACCTCTTTCTGTAGCAGTCATAGACATGTCAACAAAACTAAAAGGAATTTGTCTACTAGTATTAGGAATATTTTTTATTTGACCTGATTCAGTATTGCCTCTAAAATCTATAGTAAGAATAAAAGGTGCTTCACGCCAATTGTCCCATCCTTGTTTTTGTGCTAGTTGCTGACAACTAATAATAAACAATCCCATACTATAAGGCTCAATAATATCAAACGAAAAATTCATCACGTTAGTATTACCGCCACCTTGTTCAAATCCAATTACACTAAACAATTCTAAATTGTTAATAAAAAAATCAAACTTACCATAAGGAGTGTTTACACGATTATTAGGATCAGCATTAGCGTCTTTACAAATAAGAGGAATCTTTCCTCCTTTTTTATAAGTCTTGTCAGGATAATTTAAATCGTTTTCTGTTAGGCAACCTAGACCAAGTACATAGGTATAACTTGCATAGGCAAATAAAGGATTTGGCAATGGCAATTTTTGCCCTGCACTTAATCCTTTAAAGAAATTACTTATTCCGCTGAATGCGCCAGATATACCGTTGAACGCAGATGTCAATCCACTGGCAGCTCCACCATCTGTGAATTTTGTTACTGCATTGCCTACTGCGGTTGCAGTCTGAGTTGCAGAATCTATTAGCCCTGGAATACCATCTAAACTCATTTTATAATCCTAGTATAGTTTTTAATCCACTGCCTTTTGGTATGTATATTTGTGTCCCAGGAACAAAATCTAAGATAGGATCTTGTAATACATCCAAATTACGTTGAATAAAAACCCACCAAAGATTAACTTCACCGTACAAATCGTATGCTAGCAAATCAGGTCTGTAAGTGTATTGTGGTTCTATAGTATAAAGGAAATCGTCCACATCTGCACTGACTGGTCTAATAGACAGCACATCAAGATAATTTTTTGTTATCTTTGTAGTATACCAAGGACTAGTGTTAGTATATGTAGCCATAATTAAATGTATCCAAAACTATTATTGAGATAGCCACCGCTAACAAATCTATCAAGACTAAAGTTACGAGCACTGTTTCTACTGTATAGAGGTTGTAGAGTTACACTAAAAGTACTCTTAGTTGGCACATGAGTAACACCTCCGCTAGTTGTTCCGCCTAGACCAAATGTTCCTGCTAGAGCGGCAACTTGACCTACTCCGCCAGCAATAGCACTAACACCACTTAGTATTCCGCCAAAATCGCTGTTTCCGCCTAGCAATCCTGCACCTGCGTTAGCAAGTCCTCCAAGACTGTCTGCAACACCTTCTACTGCCCCAGCGGCACTGCCTACTACATTACAACCAATGTAATCACAATCGTTAGGCATTGTTATGTCCATCTGTGTTACTACCACAGGAACATTTTTAAACACGTAATTTCCATAAGCATTTAAAAATACCACAGGAGGAGGATTACCGGCCTTTGGATCATTTCCAGCGAACATTTTGGTAAGGCTTCTTAAATAGTGTATCATAGAAATCCAGTAAAGGCCTTGTGTAGGATCTTCTACAAACATGGGTGCTTCAATTCTTATATGACCAGGTTCGCTACTTTTAAACGCTTGGAATTTGTAATTTGTATGTACTGTTTCAATTGCTTGATAATCAGCTTTTTCACCAACTGTAATTTTTGGAGTGTATGGAAATATTAAACCACCTGCATCTTTCAAAGGCTTTAACACAGGACTTGTTCTAAAACTGGACCAATTAGCTAAACTTAATCTGACACGCCAGTCGTTAGCATTGGCATCTCCTCCAAAACTAGCAACTGCGCTGACAATATCGCCAACTGCTTCTCCGGCGGCTGGCAAATTAATTGAACGGACTGCGGCCATGACGTCACCACCACTGCCGCTATTATATGCGGTACTGATAGCACTACTCATGTTTCCAAACGTGTTTACAGCGCCAGCGCCAGCGCCGATCAGATTCGTTGAACCAGATAATGAATCGAGAAATCCCATAATAATATCCTTGTTTTGGTATATTATTTATTTGACTTTATTAAGTGCGTAGTTTATAATAAGACATTAGAGGACTGACAAAGGATGACCGCAAAAGTAAATTACCTAAACAACAAGGATATGTTGTTAGAAATACATAGAAGTAAAAGCTCATATTGTGTGTTTACCAAACCAGAATATCATCAATATGACATTATATTGCCCAGCTTAGAAAAAATTAACATTCGAAGCATAGCCGAAGCTAAACGTAATCAAGCAAAACGGCTAGGCGATGCAGAATACGCTAGACGCAAAGCCGCTGGCGAAAAAGTCAAACAAGCAGACTGCGAAGTTGACTATAAGAAAATAGCCAAGACAGATTTAGTATTTAGGATTATGACTTTTGATCATATTCCGCTTAATAATACTCGTAAAAAGAATCCCAAGAGTCTTGCTGACCATAGAGACAAAGTAAACTTTCCCCCATTCCAACATTGGAAATTTGACGAAAACAATGAGCTTGTTTGTGTCGGAAAAAGTCATTGGAAGGGCGATTTAGTTAAGGGCAAGTTCGACAAAGATGCTGGCCAAATTACTAACACCTTAGCACGTATGATGTTAAAATTATGCGAGCGTTATGCAACTCGCGGAAATGTTCGCGGTTACACATACAATGACGAAATGAAAGGACAGG